ATTCTATGAACAAAAGTTCTTAGATATTGATTGTACAAAATATACACTGATACAAGCAATTAAAAAAATTGATTGGGGTATGTATGATACAATTAGAATTGGTAGTGCGTCATATAATGTAATATATGACCACATCAAAAATAGTATAAAAGACGATTGTAAAATAATTGTTTATAAACCAAGTTTAGACTTTATAAAAAAGTTAAAACAGGACAACAGACAGTTTATAGAGAACCTAAAAGGTATTGATTATTTTGCAAAAGGCTAAATACAATGTAATAAAGGACAACAAACATGACTGACATTAAACAGGACGAGGTAACTCAAACCGCTGTAGAAAATACAGAAAATGAGGCGAATACATCTAACGATGAAAGTTTCACCCAGGAACAGTTAGACCGTATCATAGAAGACCGTTTGGCTAAACAAAGAAGAGCGTTAGAAAAACGATATGCTGGGGTTGACCCTGATAGATACCATGCAATGGTTGAAGCTCAGGAGGCAAAACGACTGGAGGAAGCCAAGTCAAAAGCAGAATTTGAAAACATTTTGCGTGACACAGTATCCAAAAAAGACAGTACAATTACTCAACTGCGTAATGAATTACACAGTGTAAAAGTAGATGGTGCTGTACTAGGAGCGGCTAACAAAGCAGGTGCCATAAATGCACAACAAGTAAGTGCATTATTGAAGAATCAGATTAGATTAGGCGATAGTGGCGATGTTGAAGTTACAGATTCAAAAGGACAACTGCGTTATACAGACAAAGGCGAACCAATGAGTGTAGAAGCACTAGTAAATGAATTTATTGATGCTAATCCACACTTTGCCCGCCCAACTCCAAGTGGGTCAAACAGCAAAACAAACTTAAATCCAAATACTTTGGATAAGTTTAATTTACAGAGTTTAGATTTAACTAAACCTGATCATCGTAGATTATACAAAGAGGCCCAACAAAAAGGTCTAGTATAATTTACATAGCCAAAAAGGAGAAATGACATGGCAAACGAAAATTATATTAACGCTATGGTCACTAACTATGATGCAACGGTATTACCCGTAAAAAGTGCGACAATTTTTGCCGCACACGAGAATTCGTTGTTCTTAGGTGGTGAGTTAATCCCTGTAGTAAATGCACCAAATGGTATTCTACAGGTACCAGAAATCGCAAAAGATGTTGATGTAGATGTAATCACAGGTGCGGCACCAGGTAGTGCTGACATTGAAACTGAACTACCAACATTCACAAAAAATACAATCCAAGCAGACTTATTCGCGGCTCGCTCAGTAGTTCGTGATTTAGGTGCTATTGATCCTACAGAAGTAGGTAGAGCACTAGGTATGGCTGTTGCGGCTAAATTTGACGCACAGGTAATGAATGTGCTTGGTGACTTAACAGCAATTGAGGCTGATGACACAGCAGGTAAAGGTGTACTAACAGTTTCTGATATCGCAGACGCAGTAGCGGCGATCAGAGGATCTGGAGATACATCACCTCTAATGGGTGTAATCGCTCATACTGAATATGCTTCATTAATGAACGACATTGGATCAACAGCATTCGCTGGTGGTGATTTATTTCAAGGTCAAGCATTAAGAAGTGGCTTCTTTGGTAATATCCTAGGTGTACAATTATTTGTCACATCATACATGACAGATGCTAACACAGGTGTAACAAACCCAATGGCGGCTATTTTCTCTAAAGACGCAATGAGAATTGCTATGCAGAAAAATGTTGACTTAGAAATCGCTCGTAGAGCGGCGGCTGTAGGTAATGATGTTGTAGCAAGTCTACACGCGAAATGTGGTCTTATTGACGCGGCTCGTGGTAGAATCTTAATCAACGCGGCAGGTGCCTAATTAAAACTTTAAGAGTGTGGGGTATATTCTTTACCCCACGCCTATAACAAGGAGAACAAAATGGCTTTATTTACAGAAGCAGACATGAAAGAGTATATGCCAGATTTACACAATTATGGCATTCAAGACTTCTCTGATATGATTGCAAAAACAGATGAGGACATCTATAGACTCCTTAGAGTAGAATGGTATCCAAAGTTAGGTGTTAGCAGTTATAACGGTAGTTACACTGGTGACTTATCAAATTTTGATACAACTAAACTTAAAGCAAGTCAACTTACTCGTAGTGCAGTTTATTATTGCTTATACAAATATGTACTTCCCAAATTAACGCAATGGAGTGTAGAAGGTGATTCGTTTCAAACACAAATTAAATTCTACAGAGATGCGTTTGAAGAAGAATTTGCTATAGCACAAAGAGAACTGTATTATGATTGGGATGGCGATGGCGTTTATGAAGATGGCGAACATGAAATTCAACCAGCAAAAAGGTTAGTTAGATAATGTCAATAAGAAACGATATTACAAATAATATTGTAGCGATATTAACAGATGCTAACGACCCAAAGCCTATCTATGTAACTAGGGAGACACTAGAGCTTGAAAATCTCGCAAGACAACAATTCCCAGCAGTCGTGGTTAGAAGCGGCGATGAAACTCGTACAGAACTTACTGTACAAGGTAGTAATGGCCGTCGCAGGAGTATTTTTAATGTTATTTGCCAGTGTTATGTCACTGGTGATAATATTGATTTACAGCGTAACAACATCTGTGAAAGAGTTGAAGAGGCGCTTGAAGCAGATCGTACAAGGGGTGGTGTAGCCCAAGATACTAGATTGTCAGAAGTAAGTGTGGATGAATCCATTGATCAACGCTTTGGATTAATTACTCTTAATTTTGAAATTGAATACATTTATCAACGAGGAGTAGCGTAATGAAGATTACAAACGGTACAAAAACTTATGATGTCTCAAATTGGGACAGCGAAAAAGTAGAAAAGTATCTTTCTGCAGGATGGACTAAAGATGGTAAATCATCAGGCTATTCTAAAAAGAAAGATGTAAAACAGGCTTATGAAGAAGCGGTTGAAGAGATTGTTTCAGAAGAGCCAACACAATTAGAGGAGAGCGAAGATGGCGGCAATTAACGGTCACGCAGGGTTGGTTACTATTGGTGGTACAACTCTAGCACAAGTAACAAGTTACACATTAGACACTGTAAATGACACAGCAGAAACTTCTACAATTGGTGGTGGAGGCGACAGAACTTATGTATCAACAATGCAAAGTTTCTCAGGCTCTATTGACTTTATTTTAGAAGGTGGCGAACAAACACCACAATTTGATGCTAACGAGGCATTAGATGTGGCGGCGCACAATGGTGCGGCTGTAACTTTTGAACTTCACCCAGAAGGTGATGATTCAGGTAACATCAAGTACAGTGGTAGTGGTATCGTAACAGGTGTAAGTTATACTTCAACACCTGATTCACTGGTAACAGGTACTGTGACATTTCAAGGCACTGGTCCATTAACAACAGCAGTAGCGGCATAATAATAATGTCTATATTGAGTGTTAGTCTAACAGGCGTTGGGATAGCAACAAGTTTGAAGAGGGTGCAGGCCAAAGAAGCCCGCACTCTCGCAAACACGATATTTAGAGGTGTTAAAGATAGAACACCTGTAGATACAGGTAGAGCGAAACGCGGATGGGCACAAGCCAAACGAGGTAACGACTATCTGATATATAATAATGTCCCTTATATAAAAATTTTAGATAAAGGACGACATATGACTAGAAGAGGTATGAGAGGTTCAACTCAAGCACCGCAAGGTATGACAAAACCTACACTCAATAGTCTAAGTAAAAGACAAAGATCAAGAACAAGGATAACAAGATGACATTAGCAAGTAAAAATCCAGTAATTGCGAAAGCAGTAGAACATTTCAAAAGTCGTAATGATGTAGAAATGAATTCAATTGAAGTACCTGAATGGGATACTACAATTTATTATAAGAATGTAAGTACATTTGCTGATCAAAGCAAAGTAATGACCTTACATCAACAAGGTAAAGTCGTTGAAGCTCTAGTAGAAACAATTATTACTAAAGCAAGAACACAAGACGGCAAAAAAATGTTTCAACCCGCAGAAAGAACATACTTATTGAACGAATGTGATCCTGAAGTGTTATTGAAAATCGCAACAACACTAAACAGTACATCATCTCAAGAGTATGATGTGGATGAAACTGTAAAAAACTAAGAAACGATCCAGACCTATTAATTCTGTGTAGACTGGGTCGTGAATTAAACAAGTCACTTGAAGAAGTGAGCCAAATGACAACAGCAGAAGTGTTTATTTGGTTAGCATACTTTAAGTTAGAAGCAGAGAGTCAGAGGAAAGCATATGGCAGAACAAACCGTAAAACTTAAACTAGATACTAGTCAATTTGATGCAGGTATAAAAAGAGTACAAGGCGGATTTGGTAATCTTACAAGTGTCATTGCTGGAGCGGCGGCGGCATTTGGAGGATTTCAAGTCGCAAAAGGATTTTTAAATACAGCAAAAAGTATTGAAAATCTAAAATTTCAATTAGCCGCACTAACAGGATCAACAACTGAAGCCGCAAAGGCTATGGACATACTTGTTGATTTTGCAGGTGGCGTACCTTTTCAATTAGAACAAATACAAAGAGCGGCCCCAAGTCTATTAGCAGTAGCAAAAAGCACAGATGAATTAAATGAACTATTAGCCATTACAGGTGATATCGCCGCGGCTAGTGGTATTGATTTTGAAACAACAGCATTACAATTACAAAGAACATTCTCAGCAGGTATAGGTGCGGCGGATCTATTTAGAGATAGAGCCGTTAAGAGTATGCTAGGCTTTCAAGAAGGCGTACAGTATTCAGCAGAAGAATCAAAAAACTTAATTATCAATGGATTTAGAGATGGTACAATAGCCATAGCAGGTTCAAGTGCCAAAATGGCAACAACCTTTGATGGTGTGATCTCTATGATCCAAGATAAATTCATGAAGTTTCAATTGGCTGTTATGGATGCGGCACCATTTGAATCTATAAAAGCCGCGGCTACTTTAATGGAGCAAGCCTTAGAAAAGAATTTTGGATCAATTGAAAAAGCAGGTGCTAGAATTGGTCAAGCATTGGTTGACACAACTAAACAAGTATTAATTGGTAGTGCTAAAATTATGGATGCACTAACACCTGTATTTGAAATAGTTAAAAAAGGTATTAATGGACTTATAAAATTCATAAATCAACTGCCACCTGAAATGCAAATATTAGGTGCAATAGGATTCTTTTTAGTAGGTAGAGGTGTTAAACTTATATTATTGGCTGTAGCGGCATTCTTTGATCAAATCAAAGGCTTTATGGATAATATGGTCAAAAAATTTGCAGAAGGGATCAATGATTTAATTGCAATAGCCAATAAGATCCCAGGCATTGAAATGGATCCAATTAAAGTAGGTGATAAAGAATTTAGCAGTTATGTAGATGAAGTTAATAAAAAGTTCGTAGACTTTATTGGTGAAGCCACAGGTGAAATAAAAGAAATAGCATTTGAAATTACAGGCTTAGACCCAGACGAAATGGGCAAATATGAAAAAGGCATTCGTAAAATTATAAATGCTATTGATGATCAAATAGTAAAAACAAAAGAATTAGAAAAAGCACAAGAAGGTACTGGAGCAGGACCAACAAGTAAAGCACCACCAGTAGATAAAAAATTAGAAGCACAATTAAAGAAACAACAAGAAGCATTACAAAAACAACTTAAACAGTTAGACGAAAGTTTAATGACTGAAACTGAAAGAGAAAATTTTGAATACAATAAAAAACTAGCAATTCTAGATGAGTATTATAAAGGCAGAACACAATTTGATACTGAATACATGAAGTTAAGAGAAAGACTAGAAACAAAACATCAACAGGCTCTTAAGAGAATACAAGATAATGAATATAAAGAACAGTTAGATTTATTTAAATCAGGACAATTTGCACAATTAGATTTAGGCTCTTTCACACAGGATCAACTTAAGAAATTTACAATTGATACAGGTAAAGAAGTATTAGGCGCACTAGCACAACAAAACAAAAAAGCATTTCAGATAGCAAAAGCATTTAATATTGCAATGGCGATTATGAATACAGCACAAGGTGTTACTAGAGCCCTTACATTACCATTCCCATTCAACCTAGCAATAGCAGGATTGATTGGAGCGGCAGGTGCCGTACAAATAGCCGCTATTGCAAGTCAACAGTACCAAGGTAAGAAAGCAGGTGGTCTAGTACAAAAAGGTACTCCATACATTGTAGGTGAAAGTGGACCTGAAATGTTTATGCCAAACCAATCAGGTACTATCATACCAAATAGAAATTTAGATGGCGCTAAAAATGTAAATGTTACATTTAACATTAATGCCTTAGATGCTAGAGGTGTTGATGAATTGATTGTAGAACGCAAAGGTTTAATAACAAACATAATTAGAGAAGCCGCTAATCAACGCGGTGAAAGGAGTCCAGTATAATGGCAGGTGGAGGAACATTACCAGATAATCCTAAATTTAGGGAAGTATCTATAAAAAGTGTCAATCCAAGTATAGTGACACTAGCAAGTAGTGGTAGAAAACAAGTAAAAACACAAAACGCACAATTTTGGAGTTTCACAGCAACTTATCCACCAATGAAAAGAAGTGAATGGGCACCAATAGCCGCATTTATTCAACAGCAAAGAGGCAGTAGATGGGATTTTGATATAAAAATAGAACCATACAGTAACACACAAGGTAATTTAACAACAGAGACAGTTACAGTAAATGGG